GACATTTTGAGGAGATTGAAAATGAATGATGGTTCAAACGATTTTATGAATAAGGTTCTAGTGAGTGTTATCATAGTTCTTTATTCGTATGCAATGATACAAGTAGGCATGGAGTTATTATCATGAGTGTAGAACGTGACCAATTAGCACAGAAGTTAATAGATGCACATCATTTAGATAAGAAGATAGAATCAAATGGTGTGTTAAAAGCATTTAAAGATGGTGTAACAGATGCTATGTTACATGGCACAAAAGATGAGAAACAAGAAAGTTATTACTATAAACAAGGCTATGACTTTGGTATAGATTTATTTTGTAAACAAGAGGAGTGGACACATGAATAATGAAGAATTAATTTGGTTTATACTTGGTATGTGTTGTATGGCATTTATATTAGGATTTTTAGGAGTAGGATTATGAATAGATTTATTATAGAAGACACACCAAGTAAAATAGCAGCATCTCTATGTGACCAACACGTAGTTAAGATGCCACTTGAAGAGGCACAGATGTTATGTACTACACTATGGCATCATGCACCTGACTATGCAGAGGAGCATGACTTATACAAACCTGTACATCAAAAGCATCCATGCACACTATGGGCAATGGAGAACAGATTAAATTATATCTTTGCTTTTTCTTTATATGATTGTATGTTAAATGAGTACACTAAAAGATACAAAAAAATACATGGTGCAGTCAAACACTTTACATCTTTATGGGAAGGTAGAAAGTTTGTACCTGATTGGAAGAACTTTATGACCCCACACCCACAATGTTTTAGTGGGCATGATGACTTGAAGACAGATGAGAACTTTCCTATAGAGGCATATAGAAAATTTTATATTGTTGACAAATCTAGATTTGCTAGATACAACTATAGCCAACGACCAAAATGGTTTAAGGAGATAGCATGAAATTAAAAGATTTAGTAATGGAATATTATGGTTCTTACGAGTTTAAACACGTAAAAGAAGAGACTAAAAAACAATACGTATATTTTTCTCGTATAGTCATGGATAGTGACCTACAATCTAGTAAATTAGGTAATTATCAGTTGCAAAAGATCACTACTAAAATGTGTAAAGTAGTTTACAGAGAGTGGTGCGACAGAGGAGTATCGTTAGCCAACCATGTTTTATCTGTAGCAAAGATATTATTTAACTATGCCATTGATATGGAATACATAGAGAATAATCCATTTCGTAGCGTTAAAAGACAAGTAACTAAACAAAGAAAAGTTGTTTGGACTAAAGATGATATACAAAAGTTTCTAGATTTAGCTTATTCTAACTTTAAAACAAGAAATATTGGCTTGATAGCACAAATGGCATATGAATGGTGTCAAAGGTTAGGTGATATGCGATTGTTAAAGTGGGAAAACCTAGATTTAGATAAAAAAACTATGCACATAGAGCAATCTAAACGAAGAGCAGAGGTATTTTTACCTATATCAGATGATTTAACAGAGATGCTAACACAACAGAAAGAAGATTTTGGGTTTCAACAGTACGTAGCACCTCGTACAAAGCCATATAAGGGGGTCTACGAGCCTTATTCACTATATAAGCTACCTTTACTAGCAAGAAAGGTTATGACCTCTGCAGGACTCTCTAATGAGCTACGATTGAGTGATCTCAGAAGAACAGGAACTACAGAAATGGTTGACGCAGGAGTATCTATGGCAAATATTATGTCAGTAACAGGTCATGCAAACCCTCAAAGTGTTAAACCATACATGAAGCACACACTAACAAGTGCAAGTTTAGCATTGGATATGCGTAAAAATTTGACAAGTAAATAAAAGTATGATAAAAGGATATTGTCTATGCCCGCAGATATATATACATATATACAAGAATTAAATATACCTATTGATGAAACAGTAAGAATGGATTGTCCTATATGTAATGGAAATAAAACATTTACTGTTACTAATTCTATGGGTGCATTATTATATAATTGCTATAAAGCATCTTGTAATGTATCAGGAAAAAATAAAACTAGAATTTCAATAGAGGATATAGAAAAAAAGATGCACAAAAAAGAAGCAGAATCATCTGTTCCCAACTTGGGAATGGATTTACCTGATCATGTAGTTTACTCAGTTGACAGACATGAGATTAAAAAATTTGTCCATGAATATGGAATAGACACAAATAAAATACATTTACATTACGATGTAAAAGAACATAGAGTTGTCTTCCCTATACACCAAAATGGTATCATAGTAGATGGTGTGGGAAGATCACTAGGAATGAGATTACCTAAATGGAAAAGATATGGTAATACAGGATTGCCCTTTACTTTTGGTTGTGGTAAAGTGGCAGTTGTGGTCGAGGATTGTATAAGTGCCTCCGTAATAGGTAGTGATGTCTACGTAGGGGTAGCAGTGTTGGGAACATCATTATCGGAACTCCATAAGCAATACTTATCGCAATTCTCGACTGCTATAATTGCTCTAGACCCTGATGCTATCCCTAAAACAATGCTATTCGCTAGAGAATTACGACCACACGTAGATAATGTAAAAGTCTTAAAGTTAAAAGACGATTTAAAATACTTCAACGAAGAGGATATAATGAACTTATATTCTTTAACCCCAAAGGAGAAAGCAATATGGAAGTAGCGTTAGTTAGAAGTTTGATGGACAAAGGCTTCTATGATGAGCATAGAGGTGCTAAATGTCCTGATAGACTTTTTAGTAAAGATATAGGCAAGGTTAAGAAAGCTATTGATTATGCTATGGACAGATACAACAGAGATATCAGTCCTGATGAGATAGAAGCATTATTCATGTCAAGCAATCCTAATCTAACAACTGCACAGAAACAAGCATATTCAATACTTTTTAATGATATTAAGAAAGAGCAACCATTAGGAAAAGATATAGCACAAGAAGTATTGTCAAAGTTGTTTCAAAGAGTTGTAGGAGAGGATGTAGCTAATCTAGGTTTTGAATATGTTAATGGCACACAATCAAGTTTAGAGCCATTACGTATTCTGTTAGAACAACACAAAGACGATTTCACTCCTGATCTTAATGTGGATTGGGATGATATGGATATAGAGACTTTACTTCAGAAGAATGATCTTGAAGCAAGGTGGCATTTTAATTTACCATCTTTAACTAGACATATTAGTGGCATCAATGCAGGACACTTAATTGAAGTGGGTGCTAGACCAAATACAGGCAAGACTTCTTTTCATGCTAGTATTATTGCATCACCTGATGGTTTTGCAAAGCAAGGTGCTAATTGCATTGTCTTGTGTAATGAAGAGGGTAGTCACAGAGTAGGTGCTAGATATCTTACTGCGTCTACAGGTATGACTATGCAAGAGATAAAGAGAGATCCTACAAAAGCAAGAGACTTATATCAACCTGTAAAAGATTTAATAAAGATTAAAGATGCCACAGGTAGAGATATGTCTTGGGTAGAAAGTGTGTGTAAATCATACAGTCCTGATATTGTAGTTTTAGATATGGGAGACAAGTTTGCTCGTACACAAGGATTTGCTAGACAAGATGAAGCACTCAAAGCAAATGCTATCCATGCTCGTATGATTGCTAAACAATATAATTGTGCTATATTTTATATGTCGCAGTTATCTGCAGATGCAGAGGGTAAAGTATTACTTAACCAATCTATGATGGAAGGCAGTCGTACAGGTAAAGCAGCAGAAGCAGACTTAATGATCTTGATTGCAAAGAATCCACCAAAGCAAGATGATGATCCTGATAAAGAGGATTTACAAAGACACTTAAATGTGGTAAAGAATAAACTTACAGGATGGCATGGCACAAGACATTGTACATTAAATTACAAGATTGGAAGATACGAACCATGACACAACAAGAATTATTTGAAATAGAACTGAGTCACATAGATGGTGAAACTAAAACTTGTAGCAAGTGTGAGAGAAGATTACCTTTATCTAGTTTTAGCGTATCTTCAGGTGCTAACTTTCTCAGACCTGAGTGTAAGAAATGCAATAATGATTTAACTAAAGTTAGAAACAGATTGCGATACAAGTATGGTATGCCTGATAATAATTATCAATGCCCAATATGTAAGAAAGATGAGACAGAGGTGGCAGGAAAAGGTGGACAAAGAAATGGTGCTTGGGTCATAGATCATTGTCATGAATCAGAAACATTTAGAGGATGGTTATGCCATAGTTGTAATCGTTCTTTGGGTGGTTTCTTTGATAGTGTTGAATTTTTAAAAAGAGCTATAATATATTTAGAGAACCATAAGGAGACATTAAATGAAATTAACAATTGATGTAGAGAATACAGTTACAAAGCGAGATGGTAAGATGCATCTTGATCCTTTTGAAGCAGATAACAAGTTAGTTATGGTAGGTTGCAGAACAGATAAAGGTGTTGAGTATCTGTATAACATGGACAGAGATGAAGAATCTGTGGTAGGCATACAAGAGTTATTAGATGCTACTACTATCCTAATTGGTCACAACATTGCATACGACTTGATGTGGCTTTGGGAGTCAGGTTTCAAGTATGATGGTGTTGTATTTGATACAATGTTAGCAGAGTACGTATTACAAAAAGGTATAAAGAAACCTTTATCTTTAGAAGCCTGTGCAGAGAGACACAACTTAAACACCAAGAAACAAGATACTCTAAAAGAATACTTTGCTAAAGGTGTCGGAGTAGATGAGATACCTAGAGATGAGTTATCAGAATATCTAAGTGCAGATTTAAAAGCAACACAAGAGTTGTGTGATCTTCAGTACAAAAGACTTAACTCTGTACAAGATGCAGGATTAATGGAGACAGTTATATTTACCAATAAAGTTTGTGTAGCTTTAGCCAAGATATACAGAAGAGGTTTTAAGGTAGATATTGATACACTTAATGGTGTAAAAGAAGAGTTTGAAAAAGAGAAGCAAGAGATAGAGCTTAGGTTAAAAAAGCAAGTTAAAGAGATAATGGGAGACACTCCTATTAATTTAAATAGTCCTGAACAATTATCTTGGATAATCTACAGTAGAAAACCTAAAGATAAAACAACGTGGTTAAATAATTTTACACCTTACATGAGTAAAGATGATTTACTTAATAAAGTTAAATTAAACTCTGATATAATGTTTAGAACAGTAGCAGAAAGATGTAGCACCTGTTTTGGTACAGGTAGAATTAGAAAGGTAAAGAAAGATGGAACTCCTTATGCTAAACTACCCAAGTGTACTACTTGCAATAGTCTTGGGTACGTTTTTACTCCTACTAAAAAAGTAGCAGGATTTAGATTTAATCCACCTAATTATAAATGGATTAGTGCAAATGGATTTAGTGTAAATAAAAAAATGCTAGATGTATTACAACACATGACAAAAAGAAAACAGTCTATGGTAGCATATAACTTTTTAACAGATATACAAAGGTTGTCTGCTCTAGATACATATTTATCCTCTTTTGTAGAGGGTATAAAGAGTTATACAAAGTCTGATGGTATGTTACACGTTAGACTATTACAACACAGAACTGCGACAGGTAGATTTAGTGGAGCAGACCCTAATATGCAGAATATGCCTAGAGGTGGTACATTTCCTGTAAAGAAAGTATTTGTTTCTAGATTTAAGAATGGAAAGATATTAGAGGCAGATTTTGCACAGTTAGAGTTTAGAACTGCTGCTTTCCTGTCGCAAGATAAAATAGCAATAAAGGAGATAAATGATGGATTTGATGTGCATGACTATACTGCTCGTATTATTACTGATGCTGGGGAAGAGACTTCTCGCCAAGAAGCGAAAGCACACACGTTTGCACCCCTGTACGGAGCAACAGGATTTGGCAGGTCGGCTGCTCAAGCTACATATTACAAACACTTCACAGAGAAGTACGAGGAGATCAGGTTATGGCACTCCCGATTGGCTAAAGAAGCTATAACTAAGAATGTAATAAAGATACCTTCAGGTAGAGAGTTTTCTTTTCCTGATGTTCAGAGAAGATCAAATGGATCAGTAACTAATTTTACTCAGATAAAAAATTATCCTGTGCAAAGTTTTGCTACTGCAGACATAGTTCCTCTCATTTTGTTAGAGATAGATTCAAGACTAGAGCATATGAAGTCTTGTATTGTAAATACAGTACATGATTCAATAGTTATTGATGTACATCCTGACGAAGAAAAGCAAGTTAATTTTATCTTAACTGATGTTAATAATAATATGAAGAGTATTATAGATTCTCAGTATAATATTGATTTCAATGTACCATTGTTATTAGAATCAAAAATAGGAGACAATTGGCTTGACACAAAATAAAATATATGATATAACTTACTAACTTTATAAAGGAGAATAAATTGACAGAACTAACAACTATATCTACTGATAATTATGCCACTATGGCAAAAGCAATGGGATTATCCACACCTAAAAGTGGAGAATCTAAGAAAGTAAATAATCTTAATAGACTTAGAATATGGCATTCACCTATTATGGGTCAAGAAGAAGTTAATGGTAAAACTAGAAATGTAGAGGTAGTGCCTAGTGGCACATACAGACTTGAAGTAATAAATGGAGAGTCTTCATCTTACTACTACTCTACTAGTGCTACCATCAGACCTTTTATGCAAAGATATATGTATAGAAGATATATTGCGTTTCCTAATGCAAAAGAGAATGAGCCAAAAGGGGAGTTTCATAGAACGATAATGTCTGATTCATTAAGTATTGATCTGAAAGATAATACAGGTCGTTTTAACTGTGGTAAACCTACAGGTTTCATAGAAGATTTCAAGTCTTTACCTACAGACACACAAGACTTAATACGTCAAATAAAAAGAGTTCGTGTTGTGTTTGGTACAGTTCAAATGACTGACCCTGTAGATCAGAGTGGTGTTTCTCAAACTTTAGAGGAAGTTCCATTTATTTGGGAGATAGATAATAAGACTGCATATAAGAATGTGGGAGATGCTTTTAATCTTTTTGCTAAGAGAGAAAGACTTCCATTGCAACATCATGTACAGTTAACTAAGCTAACTGAGAATCCACTACCAAATGGTTCTTGTTTTTATACACCTGAGACTTCTATAGACTTTTCTAAATCAATATCATTGTTACCAAAAGACAATGAGACTTTTACTCATTTTCTTGATTGGATTAAAAACTATAATGATTATATCTACAAAGAGTGGGAAGAGAAAGCTAATGCTAGAAATAAGTCTGTGTCTGATGAAGACAAAGATGTAGTGGAAGAGTTTATTGATGTAGATACTGATGACGCATAGAGTAGAACTAGCACTACATCAATATATGGAAGATGCTTCTAATGGAAAATCATCTATGTCTGATGAGACTATAGGTAAGATATGTGATGATATAAAAGAAGCATTGCAAAGGCAATTTGGGAGTAAAACTAAAAACGATAAGTTTTCTCTCAGAATGTCTAATCTAGGCAGACCCACTTGCCAACTTTGGTTTTTAAAAAATAAACCTGATACTGCAACATCTAAACCATCTAACTTCATTATGAATATGATGATAGGAGATATAGTTGAAGCTATATTTAAAGGATTGTTAAGAGAAGCAGGTATAAAGTTTACAGATTCTAGTAAAGTATATCTAGATATTAGTAAAACTAAAGTTAGTGGTACATACGATCTTGTGATTGATGATGTTGTAGATGATGTTAAGTCTGCATCAGATTGGTCATACAGAAATAAATTTGAATCCTATGATGCACTTAGCAGTGGGGATTCATTTGGCTACATAGGACAACTTGCAGGATATGCAAAAGCATTAAAAAAGAAAGCAGGTGGTTGGTGGGTAGTCAACAAAGCCAATGGTAAATTTAAATATGTTTTGGCTTCAGGACTTGACATTGACAAAGAAGTAATTAAATTAGAACAGACTGTAAAAAAACATGAGTCTAATAAGTTTGAAAGATGTTTTGAACCTGAAGACGAAATGTTTAGAGGGAAACCTACAGGAAATAAAATACTAGGAACAACTTGTTCTTTTTGTGACTTTAAATATGCTTGTTGGGAAGGTCTACAAGAAAAACCATCAGTTATGTCTAAAGCACAGTTTCCTAAAATGGTTTCATATGTGTCTATTAATAAGGAGCTTGAGAATGTCTGACACTAAAAAACTAGATGAGCTAAAAGCTAATATTGAAAATATGGAAAAAGAGTTAGCTGAAGCTAAAACTGCCTATCGTGAGATGAAAACGAAAGGTTTAAAAGATGCTATGGAAGCCAAGAGGATGGCAGACGAAGCAGTAAAAGAAGAGCTAAAAGCATTAGGTTACACCTATAATACTAGTTCTTCTTATAAAGAATGGAGTCCGTTTACAGGTTGGAGAACTTTTCTGTAGATGTCTCCTCATAAAGCATATCGTGATGCTTTGAAGCATGGGTATAGGAGTGGCATAGAACATAAGGTATCTCTCTATCTAGATGATCTTAAATATGGGTACGCATATGAAGCGATCAAAATAGAATGGGAAGATTTAACTTATCGCACCTATACCCCTGACTTTATATTAGACAACGGAATAATTATAGAAACAAAAGGTAGGTTTATAACCTCAGACAGAAGAAAACATCTTGCAATAAAGAAACAACATCCTAAGTTAGATATACGATTTGTATTTACTAATAGTAAAGTTAAGATATACAAAGGATCAAAAACAAGTTATGCTATGTGGTGCTTAAAACATGGTTTTAGATATTACGACAGAATAATACCTGAAGATTGGTTAAAAGAAAAAGGTAAGAATAAACATTCTAAATTTATAAAATATTCAAATAGTAAAAGGAGAAAAAAATGACAAACGGAAGAACCCTAAACCCAAAAGCAGTTTACATAGAGATAACACCAAGAGTGTTTGAAGATGAAGAATCTTGGACAGGAGAGGTTGAAGTTAATATTATAATGGATAAAGATAATCCTCTTGACAAAAGATCACAACATGATTTAATGCATCTTGGACAATTAGTGGCTTCCTCTTTACCTTTGATGGAAAAAGAAAAAGGATTGCTAGGTAAATTAGAAATGTGCTTGGAAGAACAAAATAAAAGGTTTACATACCCTGAAAATAAAGATAATGTAATTCATGTAGACTTTAAAAAGGAACGACATAATGGGAATGTATAGAGAATCAGTAAGACATAAATTTAGAGAAGTAGGAGATATGATGAGAAAACAAGCACAAGAACAATCAGACCATAAACAAACTATGGATATGGTTAATAGCCCACCTCATTATAATAAGTCAGGCATAGAGACAATTGAGGCTATCAAGGCTATGACAGACAATGGTTTTGAGTATTATCTACAAGGTAATATAATGAAGTACCTATGGAGATACAGGTACAAAAATGGTGTAGAAGATTTAAAGAAAGCACAATGGTATCTCAATGAGTTAATAGATGTTGTAGAAGATGACGATAAAAGTTAAAATAACTATTTCTTTAGACGTTGATAAGGAAGATTATCATTTACCTGCAGACGAAGATGCAGGGCAAGAAATAGAAAATAGCTTGACTGAATTTTTATATGATATTGATGGTGTTAAAATAAAAAGTATTAAAACTATACAGGAGAATAAATATGAATAATTACTTACCTACCGACTATCAAAATTTTATTGCTCTTTCTAGATATGCTAGATGGAAAGATGATGAGCAAAGAAGAGAAACTTGGTTAGAAACTGTGGACAGATATTTTGATTATATGGCTAATCATTTAAAAGAAAAGCATGGCTATATATTGACAAAAGCATTACGAGAGAAGTTAAACAATTCTATTGTCTCTTTATCTACTATGCCTTCTATGAGAGCTTTAATGACTGCAGGAGAAGCATTAGACAGATGCCATGTAGCAGGATACAATTGTAGTTATATACCTGTAGATAGTCCAAGAAGTTTTGATGAATGTATGTACATACTTATGTGTGGTACAGGTGTAGGCTTTTCTGTTGAAAGAGAGAATGTTGATAAGTTACCTATTGTGAATGAACACTTTGAAGATAGCACGACTGTTATTACAGTTGCAGATAGCAGACCCGGATGGGCAAGAGCACTACGTGAATTGATAGCTATGTTATACGTTGGTCAAGTTCCTTCTCTAGATGTTTCACAAGTTAGACCTGCAGGTGCAAGATTAAAAACATTTGGTGGCAGAGCATCAGGTCCTCAACCTTTAGTTGACTTATATAATTTTTGCATATCTATTTTTAAAAAAGCATCAGGTAGAAGATTATACCCTATTGAGTGCCATGATATAATGTGTAAGATAGGAGAAGTCGTAGTTGTTGGTGGAGTTAGACGTTCTGCATTAATTAGTTTATCTAATCTTAATGATGATCAGATGAGACACGCAAAATCAGGATCATGGTGGGAGAATGAAGGACATAGAGCATTAGCTAATAACTCTGTAGCATATAAAGGTAAACCTGACATGGGTACATTCATGAGAGAGTGGTTAGCTTTGTATGAATCTAAGTCAGGAGAACGTGGTATATTTAATCGTAAGTCTGCTAAAAAGAAAGTAGAAGAAAATGGTAGAAGAGACTCAGATTATGCTTTTGGTTGTAATCCTTGTAGTGAAATTATTCTTAGACCATATCAATTTTGTAACTTAACTGAAGTTGTTTGTAGAGAAACTGATGATTTAAATATCTTAAAAGATAAGGTAAGAAATGCTACTATTTTAGGCACTTTTCAATCTACATTAACTGACTTTAAATACTTACGCAAAGTGTGGAAAGACAACACAGAAGAAGAAAGACTGCTTGGTGTATCCTTAACAGGCATATTAGATTGTCCTTTGTTATCTCCTAATAATCCACAGTTAGAGGATACTCTTGAGCAGTTACGAGCAGTTGCAGTAGAAACTAATCTACAAATATCTAAGGTATTAGACATACCTCAATCAACTGCGATAACTTGCATTAAACCATCAGGAACTGTGTCACAGTTAGTGGACAGTGCTAGTGGTATTCACGCTAGACATAACGATTTCTATGTTAGAACTGTACGTGGAGATAATAAAGACCCTCTCACACAGTTCATGAAAGAAGCAGGTATACCTATTGAGCCTGACATCACTAAGCCTGATAGCGTTTCTGTTTTTAGTTTTCCTATGAAATCACCAACAGGTGCAGTTACAAGAACACAGATGACTGCAATAGACCAATTAAATTATTGGTTAACTTTTCAAAGACATTGGTGTGAACACAAACCTTCTGTTACTGTTTCTGTTAAAGAGAATGAATGGATGGATGTAGGTGCTTGGGTATATGAAAACTTTGATGAAGTATCAGGTATTTCTTTCTTACCTTTTAGTGAACATACATACAAACAAGCACCTTATCAAGACATAGATGAAAAAGAATATAGTAAACTTATGGAATCTATGCCAAAGTCTATAGATTGGAGTAAATTACAAGACTTTGAAAAAGAGGATACCACTACAGGTAGTAAAGAGTTAGCCTGTACTGCAGGTGTATGTGAAGTCGTTGACATCGAAGCTAGTTAAAGGAGATAATAAATGCGAGATATAATGTTAAATGCATTAAAGTCCTACTACGTAGGAAACATAAATAGACACATAGCTAATGTGGAAGTTTATTTAAGAATGACTGTAGGCATAGGAGAGCATTCTGATATACAAGAAACTATAGACAAAGAGATAGAAAAGATTGCTCAATTTGATGACAGATTAGGAATGGTAATTAAATACTTTGAAAGGAAAGAGAATGACAAAAAAGATGCCAAAGAAAAATCTAAGTAGATCACAAAAAGGTCTTACTAAATATGATGCACCTTTAATTATACAATATAAAAAGGGATTCAATGCATTTTACAACAATTATCTAACTCCGTACCATGTCAATACTATGCAGTATAGAGAATGGCAAAGAGGTTGGAACGATGCATATGCTAAAAGATTAAAGAAGGTGGTTAATGCACAAGCTAGAGCAAGAAGCTAAAAAATTCATGCAGGGTAAAAACAATACATTTTCTAAAAAACTAGATGAGCTAGTTGAAAACACTAAATTGTTAAAAAATTTATCTGAAGTAATATTAAGAAAAGCAAAGGAATTAAATGCAAAAAATAACACCGACACATGATCTATCGTGGTATCTTAAATGGTCAGGTTCATTTCTGATCATGTCAGGTATAATATGTAGGTCTGTCGGTGTGTTACCTTTGTATGATCTTATTGCATCTTGTGTAGGAACAGGATTGTTAGCAGGTATGGCTTACCTATGGCACGATAGAGCATTACTTATGGTAAATGGAGTTGCTTGTGCAGCTTTATTGATGGGAATATTGAGACACTTATTTGTTTAAGTTAGCACAAATATTTTGGTATAGTCTACACATAATTACTTGTCTATTTATTATTGTAGGTAATGGTAGACTGTTAGGATTTTGGTGATGTTATTACTTAGGTGTTCTAAAAGGTTGTTTAACATTTCCTCTGATGTCAGTCATAACATTTCTACCTAACTCAAATAATGATCTTAAATCATTTGCTTTATCTAAATTAGGCTCTCTATTAAATTGATTTTTAAAATAGTATTTAGCAGTTATTCTAGCTCTAGGACTCAATCTTTGATATTTAATTAAGCCATCTAAAAGCTCTTCATTATTAGTTCTCTCTGCTTTTGCAAATGCCATAGATTCAGATTTTATGGATTTAACATACGTATCTAAATACCCAATTATCTGCTGATCTTTCATCCCATGATTTACTCTTAAATCTCTTAAAAAGGTAGGAAATTCTACTTGCATTGTTTCTGCAGTAAGTTTATTAGCTTTTCTATTTGTCTCAGGAAAAGCAGACTTTGCCATAAAATCTTTATAGCTAAATCCTAATCTTCCTAATTCTATAATATAATCAGGTGGTGTTCTATTTAGAGTAGCACCCATTAATATTTTCATAAAAGGTAAAACTCTTTCAGGTATATTTGGGTCTTGAGGACTTCTCTGAAAAGGAACGTTTGGATCATTTATAAAAGCATCTATTCTTCTTTTAAATGGTAAACTAAACTCCTGAAAGAAAGCATTAAAACCTGTGCCTAAGTTTATTTCTCTTCCTAAAAAATCAATAGTTGTATTCTCATATATAGGGTCTTTTTTATAATCTCTTCTTCTCTGAGAATCAAATCTAACATCTCCAAATTGATATATAGGTTGCAAATATCCTGATGTTGCTTCTCCTAATATTCTTCCAAGAGCACCTAAACCTTTTTCAAATTCTTGATATTCTCCTTTAGACATATAGTCATAGAACTCAGATACTGTTTTTTCAACGCTATAAAAACTTCTAAAATTAGTTCCTGTTATACCCTCAAGAACTTCTTTTCCTTTTATTAGGTCTATACCTCTCTCTGCTCTGTGCATCATTTCACCTATCAATAAGTAAGGAACTAATATAGGACCATATACTCTTGCATCAAACTCTCCAACAAGATTATCTTTTAATTTATACCACTCTGAACCTGCCACATCATTTTCAGGATCACGTAACATATAACCTAATGGAACTAAAAATGCTGATCCTGCTATGCCCTCTGCAGTTTGTCTATATGCTCCTTTACCTAAAAAATCTCCTTCTGTACTGAGAGCTTTCATTCTGTCTTTAAAGCTCCTACCTCCTGATATATCTGCCATTCTAGTCATTATTCTAAAAGCACCTGTTGCTGCTCCAAAAGCATTGTAATTGTATGCCATCTCCATAGCTTTAAACATAAATCTAGGGAAGGGTATACCTAAAGTTAATCCTGACTTAACAATAAAATTATTTAAAATCTTAAATGGTAAAAATTTTGGTTGGGCAGCAAAAGTAAATTCTAGAGCATCATCTACTGCTTTAGCCATCATATCATCTGTTACATCATCTAAAAATGTACCACTTTCAAGAACTTCATCTATTGTTTTATTTTTAACTGCTAGTTGCCTTTCTAAAGAACCCATTAGAGCTCCTCGTCTAAACATTGACTCTTGAAATCTGTTAAACACATTAAAATGATGTATAGCACCTTCATATTTTTCTAAAACAGAGTCAACTCTTTTGTACAAAAATCCGGGTTTACCTATGTTATCTGTCCTTGTATTAGACAATGCCTCTTGATTAGGTTTAGCTTTTTCCATTCTAGATTTTACTTCACTAAATTGATTCCACATTCTACGCTTTGCTTCTGCAAAATTATCAAGTAAAAAATCTGATATTATTGCAGCTTCTGAATTATCTCTCATAGTATATTTCATTTGAGCAAATGTGCCTCTAAATGTAAATTTTTTAGTTGGATCTAATATATCTTCAAATCCTGCAATAATAGAATCTATTGCAAGTCTTGGAAACTGTGCATATCCATTTCTCATGGCAGTAGCAACACCTGACACAAGTGCAGCTCTACGAGCATTTTCTAATCGCACAACTACTTCACCAAAACGACTTTGTACTGCTACTGCTGCTTTTTCTTCTGCTAATTCTTCAGGAGTAACTTTTCTATTTGCTCTACTTATTTTTTGTGGTAATTTAGATATTAAACTTAATGTTCCACCTGCTCTACTAGTGTGTGACAATACCATCGCAGCAAAGTCTTTGCTTGACACACCATATTGACCTAGTATTTGAAAAGGTATATCTTTATTAATGTGATCACTTAATAGTATTTTAAATATTCTATCAGAGATCATTTCTTCTTTTCTGAGTGGTTTTAATAAATCTTTGACTACATTTATATCTCCACCTTCTGCTACTAACGATTCTATATTTTTATTTGCAACATCAAATATATCTGTTATACCACCAACAACTCTTGAAAATACATCAAAATCTAATGCAGGTTCAGTTATTTCGTTCTCTGCACCTACTCTTCTTATTTCTAATCTACCTGCATTTTTAATTATTTCTTTATCTACTCCTGTAACTTTGCCACTTTTATTTCTTATAATAGCACCTGTGCCAAAAGTATCTTCAATATCTTTTACAAAACTATCTTCAATTCCTGCACTGATTTGTTTTTTCTGTTCTATAGTCTTTTGTGCTTTCTTTGTTTGAGCTTCTCTAACCTTTTTTACTGCACCATCTATTCTTTCTTTTAACGTTCCTACATCAGATTTTAGTGCATTTCTAGTAGCAAATCCACTTAATGTTCCTGATACAAGAGCAGATGTTCCCATCACTGTAGCAGTTCTGAGAGGATCATAATTCTCTCTTATACCCATTTCTTTTTCTGCACCTTGAACAACAACGTCAACTACACCTGCTTGTGTAGCATCAATAGCTCCTGTTGTTGCAGCACTTAATAATATCTGAGTAACAGTTTTTCCTGCAAGTTTTTTACCTGCATACTTTAAAACTTCTTTACCTGCACCTAAAGATATTAAAGATAAAGGAGCAGATATGTTAGCTGCAATATGTCCACCAACAGTATCTACAATGTCAAATAACTCTTCTCCAACATTCATACCTTCAAATCGTTTTGTTTCAAATATTGTGGCTAAATTGTTTGTTTTTCTATATATTCTAGCAGCTCTTGCTTTTATTTCACCAAACTTTTTAGCTTCATTCTGAAATCTTATTCTTTGTATATCATTAGTTGCATTATTAGCCTTTTCAATAGCTTCTTGCTCTTTTCTTGTAGTGTCTTTTAGCCAATCTAATTCTGCTACTGCATTCATTTCATTTGATGTAATAAATCTATAATTGTCAATCATATCATCGACTAGATTTTCTTTATTCAAATCTCCTTTTAAAAAAGGCAATGTAAAGACATTCGTTCCAACATCTTTTTTAGTACCAAATCTGTCTTCTCTATATTGAAGTACATCATTGAAATACTCATCGTCATTTATTAAGTCTTTTTTGGAGAGAGTTTGTTGAGGTTGTTGGTCAACCTTTTCTACAGGAGTTGTAGTTATTTGAGGGGGTACAACAGGTTGTTGATTGAAACCTAATTCATCATCTGTTCTATTTTGTAGAGACATGGTGTTGCCTTATTATTGTCCAAAAATCGGTATATTTGTAATATCTCTTGGTGGTGTAGAATTGTCTTGTAATACATTAGCTCCTAAATAAATATATTTTTGTTTAGTTGTAGGATTAATATATATTTTACCAAATTCAGGTGTTACGTTTGCACTTGCACTAATAGCAGGAATGGTGTTCGCTAAAGCCATAAACTTAGAAACAATATCAGAATTTAATAAACCATCTACATTTTGTTCTTTAATATCTTGCATTATACTTTGAAAAGCATTTTGTTTAACCTTCTGTAATAATGCTGGTTTATTTGATGGCAATATAAAAGAACCTGTGGTCTGATTAAATCCTGTTGCTATTTCAGCATAACCATCATCTCTTAAAAATTTGTATCGTTTCATTAAATTATCAAAAGTAAAATCACCAATAGCTATTTTTCTTTTTAATTCTTTTGCTTGTTCAGTTTCTTTTTCTAAAGCAATTTTAGCTCTTTTTTCTTGTAAATTTTTTATTCTTTTATTTATGTCAATTTGATCTACATCAACTTGCGATAACTCTACTTTATCTTCTAATAATTCTCTATTTAATGGTATATTTTTTACCTTTGCTTCTAGCAATTTCTTTCTATCATCATAATCATCAATGTCTTGTTTTATTCGTGTCTTTTGTAATGCTGCAGTCTCAAATGCTTGTATCTTTGATAAATCTACAGGTGCAGGTTTTATACCTATAGCAGGTCCTTCAGGCACAGGTTTCTGTTCCATGTATCCTGTAGAAGCAACTAGATTGTCATATATTTTACTTGTGTCAGGTTTTACAAAAGCAGTTTCTTTATATGCACCCAATGCTTTAGCTTTAGCTTCTAAATCTAATGTTGGCATTGGTGCTAATTCTAAAGCATAACTTTGAGCTATTTGATCAAGACTTCTATCTGAACTTATATCTTTTAATGATCCTTCATCTACATAAGAATTTAAATAACTAAAACCATCTGTCTTGCCTTTGTTAAGATAAGCATATTGTAGTCTTCTAGCTTTAGCATCATTAAGAACATTTTGTAATTTATTGCCATTTGTTGAATATATAGAAGATGCTAACTCATATTTTATGTTATCAGGAAGATCGCTTTCTTTAAAAAAGTTATTTACAATAGTGGATAAATCTCTTTTAACTCTGCCTGATATTAGCTTTTGTTTAGCAGAAGCAGCTTTTAACTGTGGAGCAGTATTGTCAACAAATCTATTCATTGCATCTGTCATTTCTTTTTGTCTTTTTTCTTCAGTTACACGAATAATATCTGCAGCTTTACCACCTGCTATCATAGCTGTTCTTAAAAATCCTAAAGCCATTACTCTACTTCCTCATCTTGTTTTGGTCTAGCCATTAAACCTTTCTTTTGCTCTTGCACAGTTTCTTCTGCTAGTTTTGTTATCTCTTCTTGTTGTTCAGGTGTCACAGGTTTTGCACCTTGTAATTCTAAGACTGCATCTTCAACCATTTTATCAGATACTTCTAAGTCCATAGTAGACTCACTATTATCAATATTATATTTAATACCTGCTACATCTCCCATACCTTTTAAGTATTCTACTATAATAGGATTAACCAATACTCCTACATCAATATTATGTTTACCTTCCATAGCTCCAACAAGAGTCATTGTTTCTGCTATTGTTGTTAAAGATGTACCACTCTCTAATAGTCCTAAAACTTGATTAGTATATTTAGGGTCTCCGATACGAGGTATATAAAAATCCAATGCATCTTCAACTGTAGACATTTGAGATGGAGTCTGCCAAGGTCTAGCACCTACCTCGTGTGTCAATCCCATTCCGGGAATAGGAGCATCTAATTCAGGTTCTAATGATCTTGCCATTTACTGTTCTCCAATATCCATATTCTTTTTAAAAGCATCTCTTATAACTTTTACATAACGAGTTGTTTTGTCTATGTCTTCTGACATATCAGATTCAGGTCTTTTCAGTAAACTTTCTCTCTTAGTTTCTGTAGGACTATTGTTCATTTTTTTTACTTTTTGGTCAATAGAAAACCATGATCTACGATTGGCTTGAATATAACTTGTCATTTTTAATACCTATCTTCTTTTCTTTTTCAGTTATCATATCCATGAAATAACGAATAATAGATTTGATTCTAGGTTTGTTTTTAATAAACTTAGCAAACCTTTCACCATATCTCTTATATATCCACACGAACCATTTTGGAGCATCTAAGTCTAACCAATTTTTAAACTTAACCCATCTAACATCTTGAGCACCATAAACTTCTCTAGCTACCCAACATAACCAACTACCAACTAAAGAATCTGCACCTGCAGTTAAAATAGTTCCAACCATAGAACCTAACCCTGATGCTGCTTTTGCATCTGCTTCCATTTCTCTTGATTTCATCAAAGAGTCTGCTTGTATGTTTGCAGTTGCTAATTTATTAATTCTATCTAATTCACTCTCTGCACTTGTCCATGCCCACTCCATAGTATCTGAATAGTATTGCCATAAATTATCATAGGCTTGTTTTGATACATCTAGTATTGCATTTGCATTTATTTCATTAGCTCTATTTATCGCTGCAGTATCTGCAGTAGCAATCTCTCTTCTCCATACTGCATTATTTTGTGCTATAGCTAATTGATTTTGTGCATTAAATTGATCACGTTGATTGTTAAGTTCTGCATTAAATCTTTCTACAGTATTAGCTTGACCTGCATTAAACTGTGCTTGTGCATTTGCTTGTGTCGCATTATACTGTCCTATTTGAGTTGCTAGATTAGCAAAAAACTGATCAACCTGATTCTGTGATGTAGCGTTAAATTGTCTACTTGCGTTTTCTGCAGCTTGATCTGTTAATAAAGATTGTATCCTCTGTTGAGATTTAAACAAGTTTGTTTGTTGAGTATTAGAGAGATTAGCCATATCTCTTTGTAAAAATGCTTGTGCGTTTTGAACTGAGGCTTGTTGTCTATTATTAAGATTAGACATATCAAGATTAGCTAAAGCAGATGCTTCTGCTATTACTAAAGCCTGTCTATTAGATAGATTATTTAAATTCATAGTGTTAGCTAATTTACTGTTCTCTAATGCTATTTGTTGATCTGCAGTAAAATTTTGATTAGCTATGTCTGCTATTCTAGATGCATTTTGAACTCTAGATTGAAACTCTTGATCAAACTCTAATCCTATAAAATTAGCTCTTTGTTGAGCAGCTAACATAGCACGTTGTTGTCTGTTAGACAGATTCTGTGTCTCAAACTGTGCTTGTATTTGTGCATCTGCTTGTGCAATAGGTAGTGCAGATTCCATTGCAGCTTGAACAAGTGCCTGTCCTGCAATACTAGAAGCACCAAGACCTCTTTGTTGCATTACTGCTTGAACACCTCTTATTGCACCTGCTGCCCATGCAGGAGGATTTGTTGCATCAAAGTTTGCAGTTAATAATCCTAGTTGCCCTGCTACAGATGCTTTGTCAGTAGGGGTAGCAGTTGCTGCTTCCACTTGTTCAGTAAATGTTTTAGCACGTTCTGCATTAGCAGTAGAGCTTATTAATTCTCCTGCCTGTATCTCTCTTTGAGTTGGATTATTTATTAAAGTAGCATTACCTTGAGCTGCGTTTAAATTACCTACACTAGAGGCTATTTGTTGTGCTGCAGTAACTTGTGCTCTTGGATCATCAGGAGTAGTTTGAGCAGCTTGGGTTGCATCTAAAGCAGTTTCAACAGATTCAGTAACTTGATCTGCAGTCATCAAATTAGCAGGAGTTTCTTGTCTTTGTTGGACACCTGTTGTTGTAGCCATTGTGGTAGGAACAGATACTAATCCTTGCATAAGACCTGTATTTGGATCAATGTATTGTTCTTGTGTTTGCCCTATACCTACAGGTTGTGCCACACCTCCTACAGGCAATGCAGGTTGTTGCATTCTTGTTGCAGTAACCTCGCCTATTGCTGCAGAGGAATTGGGAGTGCCACCCTCTTGCATCTTAACAACACCACCACGAGCCATTTGTTTTGCAGCTTCTTCGTAGACAACCATCTG